TCACGCGGCGCGTGAACGGGCCCTTCTCTGCCTGTTGTTGCGGCGGAGAGGAGCGGGGTGCGAGGTGTCCCACCCCGCGATGCTCGGAGTCTCCGTTCGGGCGATAGTGAAGCGGAGGAGGGCGAACTCCTGGCGCTGATCACCCTGGTACTGGTCGTTGAAGTTCTCGATCCGGACCAGCTCTAGTTCGTTGCTCGTGCAGTGGTCGCGCATCCACTTCACGGCGGCATTGGCGGCGTCGTCCTGGCCTCGGCCGGCGAGGCTGACCAGGCCGAGCAGATCGGAGTCGGGCCCGATCTGAGCGCCTACGGACCAGTCCTCGCCCGCCTGGCGCGCGCCGTGGGCGAAGAAGACAGCGAGGTCGCCCTGCCAGGTCGTCTCGGGGATCTCTAGCGGCGTGTGCACCTTGTAGGGGACTTCGCGGGGGACGACGGAGATGACCGACTCGGCCTCGGCCCTCATCATCTCGGGCAGGACGCTGGTGTAGGTGTCGGAGGTGATCTGGCGTGAGGAGTGTCCCAATTTCTCCTGGACCACCTTGATGTCGTTCCCCGCGAGTAGGGAGAGCGTGGCCGCCAGGTGGCGAAGGTCGTGGAGACGGACCGGCGGCAGGCCGGACAGCTCCACGAGACGGGTGAAGCGTCTGGAGATCCAGTCAGGGTGCAGCGCCTCACCGTTCTCGTGCGTCCACACGCGACCGGTCTCGACGTAGGCAGCTCCCCACTCCTGGCGCTTCTGCTCCTGCTTCGTGCGGAAGCTCACCAGGTTGTCGGCGGACTCCAGGCTCAGCGACACGGTGCGGACGCTCTCCGCCTTCGGTGTCTCGCCGTATAGCTGGTAGGCGACTTCCACGATCTGCTGGGAGATCCGGAGCCAGAGGGCGTCGATGCTGACCTCCCTCCACGGCACCGCGGCCATCTCGCCGCGCCGGGGGCCGAGGAAGATGAACGAGTGCCACAGCTCGTAGAGCCAGTCGTCCTTGACGAAGTCGAGGAACTCCCCAGTCAGCTTGGGTGTCCAGACCATGACCGGGCCGGGCTTCTCTCCGGTGCGCTTCCAGTGTTCGACGCGCTCTGGCGTCCAGACGATGGGCTTCGGCCGTGTGACCGACGGAAGCTCGACGAGCTGCGACCAGTTCTTGGCGAATGCCTGCTCGCGCTTGATCCCCCAGGTGAGCGCCGAGCTGAGGGTGTCGTTGACGCGGTGCATGGTTGCGGGTGAGGTGACCTTTCGCAGGCCCCTGCGGCCCTCGCGTAGAGCCATGTTGGCCTCCAGGAAGGCTTGCCGGTAGGGGCGGCGTTCTTCCCTCTTGGCGTAGCCAGCGGTCTTCACCCAGGCCCGGTGGGCCTCATCCCGAGCCTCCTGGAGTTCCGTCACGCGGAGCCGGTGGAGGATGCGCTCCGCGTTCTCCCTCTCGATCGCGTTGTACATGAGGTCGAGGTGGCGGACCTTGAGGTCGCGTCGCTTGATGTGTCCCAGGTGTGGGACGAGGTAGTTGTCGAGGTGCTCCTGATAGCCGTGGCGAGTGGTGCGTGCGAGGGACTTCTTAGCCTTGATCCAGCGAAGGAAGAAGGCGCCGCACGTCTCGTCGGACAGTACGTCGGTGCCGGCGGTGGCGGCGTCGTACAGTTCCTTCGCCTTCCGCTGTGCGTCCGTCTTCTTGGCGAACCCGCCGCGCCGGACGCGCTGACGCTTGCCGCCCTCGCCGGGCTCCAGCTCGAAATACAGGTGCCAGGTACCGTGGTCCTTCTCTTCGAGCTTCGGGCAGCTCGCGCCGATCTTGCGCATCTTCAGCTTGCCGTTGGCATCCTTCTGCGGTCTGCCGTCCTCGTCTATGACGGGCTCCTGGCAGGCGCAACGCCGCATGTAGCTGGGGTCGAACACGGATACCCCCTTCGTGGCCTTCACTTGTGGAACTTCTGTGCCGGTCTATGTCGACCGAGTCTCTATCTTGCCCCAACACTCCAGTGTTGGAGTATCCTTACGGCATGTTGGCGTGGGGGAGAACGCGACAACGGGAATGACAACGAAGGACGCATCTGTAGCTACGGACGCCGGGATCAGTTCGATGACCCTGGAGGAACTACTCGCGCTGCCACCGACTGTGAACGTTGTGACGGCTGCGCGGGCGCTGGGGATTGGCACACACAAGGCTTATAACTTGATCAAGGAGGGGTCTTTCCCCGTGCAGACGCTCCCTCTGGGTGGCACGGTGAGAGTCCCCACTGCTGCACTGTGGCAAGTGCTCGGGGTGACGCCACTGGTGCAGTGATCGCGTAGCCCTGAGTCTGTCGGTCTCGCTGGGCCATAGCTCGGACATGTGCCGTGGCCTAGGATCAGGCGGCTACGGGCGCACGAGACGAGAACGGACCACCGCATGCCACGGCTCTACGGTTTCGATGACGCCTCACGTCGTCGGCTACGTGATGACGAAGTGGACGCGACCCGCCAGATGGTGAGCCGGGCGCTGAGCGGTCAGTCCAACCAGGATGTTGCCGTATGGGCGAATGGTGAGGGCTACCGGGGGACTCTCGGCGGAGAGTGGAAGGACGCGTCGGTTGGACGCCTGTTCCGCAATCCGGCGATTGCCGGACTGCGTTACGACGATGACGGGGAACTCGTCGACGCGGGCCACCCTGGCGCCATCACGCGCGAAGAGTTCGAGGCCCTTCTGGCGCGGGAGCAGGCTCGCCGCACGAAGGATGCAGAGCCAGCGTACGACTATCTCCTGACCGGTGGAGGCAGTACCTGCGGCATTTGCAATCACGACCTCGGGGGTGCCCGTACCAATGTGGGCACGCCTGGGTACCGCTGTCGCCCGAAGGACAAGAAGGGGATCGGCGGCTGCGGAGAGGTCCGGATCGATGCCGAACTGTTGGAGGATTACGTCGGAGAGTACGTCGCCGCAGAACTCCTCAAGCCTCGCATCCGCTCCCAGATCGTCAAGGCCCAAGACGCCGTGCGCAAGAAGGCTGACAGCCTGAAGCGGGAGATCAAGGATCTTGAGGAACGCCAGGCTGAACTCGGCAGGCTCTATGGAAACCGTGAGATCAGCAGCGAGGCACTGGTAGCCGGGGAGCGTGAGATCGCGGCCAACCTCAAGGACATCCGGCCGCGCCTTCGGTACGCCGAGCAGATGGTGAACTTCTCCCTCGGCCATGCCAAGGACCTGGTGAAGTGGTGGAACACTGCACCCACCGCGTCGAAGCGAGCCATCACGCTGCTCCTCTTGGAGAAGATCGAGGTGTTCGCCGCGAGCGCCCGAGGTGTCCGGACAGTCGAGCCGGGACGAGTCGTACTTCACTGGCGAAAACTGTCAGACACGTCAGGTGGCTGAGTCCGCCACCCGTGATGTGAGCCATCTGCTCACCATCGACATGGTCATCAGTCCCGTGATCAGTGAGTACGGCGAGCCGGCCAGGACCGGGGCGATGATTTCCTCGTGCCGCAATGGCCAGAGGGAGCCCAGGCCCAGGTAGACCAAGAGGTAGACGGTGACACCTAGCACGACGACATAGTCGGTCGTGAACTCCGTGCTCTCGTCGGTGATGTTGACAAACAGCGGCAGCGGCCTGCCTTCAACACCTCATGGCTATAGGTGCAGTCGACGAGCATCAGCTGAGGACGGCGGCGTTGTTCATGTCGGTCGCAGACTGGATCACGTCCGCTACCGCCGGGCCGGCGAGGACCATGCCCACTGTGCGGATGCCGATAGCCCCGGCGCGGGTAAATCGGGCTACGCGGTGGTCGCTTCGGTCACGCTGACACAAGGTTCCTAAGTGGAGAGAACGGTGTCCACCGGGCCGATCACAGCGCACAGGGCGAAGATTGAACGTCCCGCCTGGTTCAGGTCCCTTCTGGGTCAGAGACGGCGCGCTCAGCCGCTTCGGTGAAGCTCAGACGCCTCCGCCTGCCTGGCCGCGGAGGCTGCGGGAAAGGTAGAAGAGGTTCGGGCACCTCCGGGACCGTGAGATCACTGCGTCCATGTCGTAGACGGATTGCACGTGCAGCCTCGAGAAGTTCCGCAGCTCCGCCGTCGCCCAGGTCGTGGATGAGCCGAAGAGCCTCGCGCGCGTCTGGGTAATCCTCGTAGACCGACAGAGATGTCAGTCCGTTATAACTGGGGAGTAGGTAAGCTACCGGAGAGCCCAACGCCCTTGCGAGGCCGATCAGTTGAGAGACCGTCGGATTAGCTTTGACTCCGTTCAGGAGGTCGTTCACGACCTGGTGGGTCATCGCGGGCTTGCCGCCGGGGGGCTCGGCTGTGCAGGTAGCGATGTCGCGCGTGCTCAGGGTCTTCCCGTCCGCCCTCAGCTTTCTACCGATCAGGACGGCGAGTTTGCTGGAGAGAGGGGTGTCCGGGCCGAGCGGCATGGTGCTGGCTACTCCTTGTGACGCGGCAAGCCCGACCTGGTGGTGGGCGGCGGATGTGGTGCGCACCCAGTATCGCTGTGGGGCGTATGTGCACAGTGAGACAGCACAATGTCTATGTTGGTTGACAATGGGTAACGCTCCCAGCAAGATCTATAATCTCGGGCGCAGTAAGCGCGTGCTCGGCATGCGGGGCTGCCACCCCTCTATCACCTCCTTGAGTGCGAGATCGCGACGGGCGCTCAATTGGGTCTCGATGTGTGCCGCTAGCTCGCCTGTGTTGGGATCTAAGTTTGCTGCGGCTCATCGTGGGGGCGGAACGCTGTAATGCCGGGAGGCTACGGGTGGGGATCGAGTTAGATCGAGTGCTGGCCCGGCTGGAGGGGTCGGGCGGAGTGGAAAACGTTGTCCTGGACGACGAGGCCGCACTCGCCGTGTTAGGTGCTCTGGCGATTGTCGACCTGAAGAGGGTCGACTGTGACGTGGAGTTCGTGACGGGCGCGGCTGCAAGTTGATCTACGCGAGTAGCCGGAAGCGGGCCCCGAATGGGGGTCCGCTTCCATACGTTTGACCTGCAAAAACTTATCGAAAATTGTGGACCCCTCCGCTGAATGCATATAGAATAGAACCACAAGGAAGGGGGAAGAGAGAAGCCCCCGCCGACCTCTTGGAGATCGAAATGTCGCACAAGTTCGCCACCCTGAAGATGCGTCAGATCCACCGCAACCCGAACCAGCCCCGCAAGTCCTTCGACGAGGACGCGCTGAACGAGCTGGCCGCGTCGATCAAGCAGCACGGCCTCCTTCAGCCCATCGTCGTTCGGAAGGTGGCGGAGGGCTACGAGCTCGTGGTCGGCGAGCGCCGCTTCCGCGCCAGCGAACTCGCGGACAAAATCACCATCGAGGCGAAGATCCTGCTGCCCGACGGTGAGTCCGAGATCAGCGACATGGATTCCTTCGAGAAGGCCATGGCCGAGAACCTGAACCGCGAGGACATGCTCCCGCTGGAGGAAGCGCGCGGGTTCAAGAAGGTCCTGGATGACAAGGAGGGAGCCACGCCCGCCAGCGTCGCGAAGACGTTCTCCAAGTCGGTCCCGTTCGTCAACCAGCGCCTGGCCCTGCTCGCCCTGCGCCCGGAGATTCAAACGGCCGTCGACCTTGGGCACATCGGTACCCAGGCCGCTGTCCAGATCGCCGCACTCTCGAAGGACAACCAGAAGGCGGTCTTCCAGGACTGGAAGAAGGGCGACAAGAACGACAACCAGCTCGTCCACATCGCCTACGCCATACGCAAGCAGGAGAAGGCGGCCCAGCAGGACTCCATGGTCGACATCGACGAGATGACCCCCGAGGAGAAGGCCGAACGGAGTCGCGCGCAGGCCAAGACCAAGAGCGACCTCGACGCCATCGAGGGGATGTGGGCGCTGCTGGACAGCATCGGCAAGGCGGACCCCATGGAGCTGGCCCGCGCCCTGGCGGGGGAGGTCGGCAAGCGGCTTGAGCAGATGGACCGGGTGGCGGACGTCGTACAGAAGGCCCGGTTCCAACTCCGTCAGGCGAAGGCGCACGCCGACGCCAGCGAGATCATGGTCAACCCCGCCGCCGCAGCGCCCGACCTGGTGGCCGAGGCCGACGCCGTACTCGCTCAGGTGGACCCGGCTGCGGGCGACGCCGACGCGGAGACACAGGCCGAGCCCGCCACGGAGCCGGAGGCCGCCCCGGCCGCCGACGTCGACGCGGAGACCGAGGTCACCCCGGCCGCCGACGTGGAGCCCGAGAGCCCGGCAGAGCCGGAGGAGGACGACGCCGAGGTCGAGGCGGCGACCCAGCCGGTCGCCGTCGCAGCCTGACCCGTCCATCCCGGGGCGGCCCCCAGCGGGCCGCCCCCTTCTGTCTGGAGCCCCACAGTGATGAACGACATCCAGTCCATGCGCAACATCAACCGCAACCTGTTCGACGTGCCGGCCTCCGCCAACGCCCTTGAGGAGTACGACTCCGACGTGGCCCAGCTCGTCCGTGAGGCTGCGGCGCACCTGTTCAAGGCGCGCCGTGACAAGGACGGAGCCGCCCTGAACGAGGCCTACAACCTCACCCTGATCGCCGCCTCCGACCTCATGAAGGGTGCCGGTAGTTCGGTGTACGTGCGCACTCACGTCATGGTCACGACCCGCCTGGTCGAGCTCGAAGCGGCGCTGCTCGCCGCCGAGGCCAAGACTGCCAGCGAGTGAGGAAACGACCGTGAAGATAGATACCGACGTTCTCAAGGTCATCCGCTCCGCCACGGTCGACGGCCTGACGCTCCGTCTCAACGGCACGCTCGACCGGAAACTGTACGACCGGGTCAACCTGGCCCTTCAGGCGGTCGGCGGCACCTGGAACCGCTACCAGCGCGCCCACCTCTTCCCCTTCGCCGCTGCCGATGCCATCGCGGGGCTGCTCGCCACGGGCGAGGTGATCACCGACGTCGACCGCGGGTACTTCCCCACGCCGAAGCCCCTTGTCGAACAGCTCCTGGACCTGGCCGAACTCACCGCCGGTTGCGAGGTGTTGGAGCCGTCGGCCGGACGCGGCGACATCGCCAAGGCCGCAGCTGCCCGCGGCGCCGTGGTCGACTGCATCGAACTCGACACCGCTCGCGCCGAGCACATCCGCGCCGGCGGATACGCCCGTGAGGTCACGGCCGCCGATTTCTTCAGCGTGAAGATGCAGCGCCGCTACCAACGGGTCATCATGAACCCGCCGTTCGCTGACCGGCAGGACATCCGGCACGTCCAGCGGGCGTTGCGCTTCGTGCAGCCGGGCGGCCTGGTCGTGGCCGTCATGTACGGCAGCCTCCCGTACCGGAGCGACCGCAAGGCCAAGGACTTCCGGGCACGAGTCCGGGAGGCGCGAGGGGCGATCACGGAACTGCCCGACGACGCGTTCCCGGGCGGCGTGTCCACGGTGGTTGCCGTCATCCCGGTCCGAGAGCCTGCACCGCCCTCTCTGTTCAACCCCCAGGCGCCTAGGCCCGAGGACTTCACCCCAAGACCCGCAGTGGCCCAGTAGGAGCTGTTGTTCACCGACTCGCCGACGGTTCACGGCACGGCGCCGCTCGACGGGTTCGAGTGCGGAGCTGCGCCACGCCTGAAAATAGATCCCAACACTGATGCGTGATACGTTCTATCTCGTTGGTAGGGGCGGCCTCAGTCGAGAAACCGGCTCACCAGCGTGCCGTGGCATGCGGCACTCCCCTTCGGTGCCTGGCGGGTGGCCAATCCCCCGCGCCCTACCCGCCAGGCACCGGCCCCGCACCTGAGCGGAGCCACCGGAGCGCCGCCAAGATCCACAATCACGACCGGACCCGCCCTCGCCTCACGCCGGGGGCGGGTCCCCGTGCACTCAGGAGCGCCATGAACACAGAGGACTTCGCTGGGCACCCAGAAGAACGCGAGCTGTACGAACGTCTCCTCGTCGAGCGGGACGGGACACCGATCAGGGCCCTCGCTGAACGTGACCCGGGCCTCGAAGTACCAGCAGACCCCGATCCAGACACGACCCGGCACCTCACGGAACTCGAAGCAGCCGCATCTCCCCGATGACGAAGGCGACATGGAGCATGACCGCCAAGCAGGCACCGCCCGCAGAGTCGGAGCGCCGGACACCTCCCGTACCCGGTGCGGTGTGGTGCCGATCCTGTGACTCCTGGTGCCTGCCTACCGGCATCTGTGGCTGCAACAACCGGTAATGCACACCCTTCTGCGCCTTCTCGCCGACGCGATGGCCGTCCTCTCATGGCGGCCATCGCCGTTGCCGCCTGGGTCGTCGCAGGGGCGTTTTGGGTGCAGCTCGGCGGCGGCGGAGTCCTTCTCGCCAGCCTCTTGGCCTTCCCCGCCTGCGGGCTGGTGGCCGCCGCCATCCACCACGTTCAGCGATGCGTGGGCGGTCGGCGACTAACGGACCGACTGAACCCCCGCCCCGGCTCGGCGTGATCGTCTAGTCTGAACTAGCTGTAGGGCGCGGGGAACGGCCTACACAAGGGACGCCCAGTGACCTCGACGCCCGCCAACATCCCCGAACTGCTCCTGCCGCTCGCCGTCCCCACAGAGGACCTCGTTCCGTACTACCGGAACCCCCGCAACGGTGACCTCCCCTCGATCGCCGAATCGCTGACCGTCAACGGCCAGTACCGCGCGATCGTCGTCAACAAGGGCACCCACACGGGCCGCCACAACGAGATCCTGGCAGGCAACCACACGCACGCGGCTGCCCAGCAGCTCGGCTGGGAGCGGATCGCCGTCACCTGGGTCGACGTCGACGACGACGCGGCGGCCCGCATCGTCATCGTCGACAACCGGACCAACGACCTCGCCGGATACGACAGCGTGCTCCTGGCCGAGATCCTTTCCGAGATCCCGGACCTGGCCGGTACCGGCTACGACCGCGAGAGCGTAGACCGGCTCCTCGACGACACCTCCCTGCCCGAGACGCTGGAACTCACCTCCGACGGTGCGGGCACCGGTGCCGCAGCCACCGTCGACTACCTCCAGTGGGGCTACCTCCAGTGGGAGTCCAAGCGGGTCCGGATCACCTCCGAAGAGGTCGAAGCCCTCAACGCCATCTACACGAAGTTCGTGGACGACACCAACAGCGACCTCGGCTTCGGCTGGCACGTCTTGCAGCAGGCCCACGAGGAGGGCGAGGTGGCATGAGCAGCGCGCCCACCACGACGTTCTATGAGGCGTACCCGCTCGACCGGCTTCGCCCCGCCGACTACAACCCGCGCCGCCTCAGCGAGGAGGCGTTCGTCAGGCTTCAGGCGTCGCTGCGCCGCCACGGTGTTGTGAAGCCCGTCATCCTCAACGCCGACGGCACGCTGGTCGCGGGCCACCAGAGAACCAAGGGCCTCCAGGCCATCGGCCTGACGCACACGCCCGCGGTCATGCTGGGCACGAAGGTCAGGTTGCAGGACGAGATCCAGTTCAACCTGCTGCACAACCGAGTCGAGACGGAGGCCAGTGTCGTATACGCCGAGCCCGGCGTCATCGGCGCCTGGTCGTGGATTCCATGGCAGTCCATCCGGGTCGCGGAACGAAAAAACCTGTCCTTCGTCAACGCCATCGGGCACATGACCGCCGGCCACGGCCCGTGGGGGAGCGTCGTCATCGACGACCAGGGCCGCATCGTCCTCAACGCCGAATACGCCGTCGTCGCCTCCATCAACCGCTTCGACCTCCTCGCCTGGACCGTCACGTCGGCCGACGCCGCCCAGCTCCACGCCGACCTCACCGGCGAGTACGGCGTCTACGACTGGACCGCCATCGAGAGCAAGGCCCCGGTGTGGAACCAGCACATCGTGCAGCCCAAGAGGCTCCGCAAGTTCTCCTCCAAGGCCAAGGCCGGAAAGCTCGCCTACGGCTCCGAGACCTGGGACCAGTTGGTCACGCCCTGGCTCAAGCCCACCCACCGGGTCGTGGACTTCGGCGCTGGGTACGGCGACTACGCCAAGCACCTGCGCGCCAAGGGCTTCAACATCCACGACTACGAGCCTTACCGCTGCCGGGACGGCTCGTACGCCGTCGACATCCGCGCCGTCGTCGGCATGATCCGCGACATCGACAAGGACATCCAGACCAACGGCCTGTACGACGTGGTGGTCCTAGACTCCGTCATCAACGCCACCACCACCCTCGACTACCAGCACTGGGTGATGACCACCGTCAACGCCCTCTGCTCGGCGGACGGGGTCGTGTGCCTCGGCACGCGCAACCTGGCCCGTGAACTCCGGGACGAGCAGGCCAAGCGGGTCACCTCCCGGACCGCCACCACCAAGATGAGCTTCCTCGACGAGGACAACGTCGAGATGAACTTCGTCAAGGGGAAGTGGCAGAAGCTGCGTTTCCATACCCCCGAGACCCTGGAGCCGCTGCTCCGCCGCTACTTCGAGGACGTGAAGGTCACCGACCTCAGCGGCTCGAACATCAAGGCCACCTGTCGCCGCCCCATCGTGCTCCCCAAGGAGGAATACGAGAGGGCATTCGAAGAGGAATTCAATATGCCTTACCCGAATGGATTCCGGCATGACAGGCATCTGGAATTGGTGGGAAATTTGATAAAATTGGTAGTAGGGAGAAATGAATCTCTTGCCAATTGAATCGGGCAAATGGGGAACGGATGTCGCAGCGAATACAGGTCCAAATTGAATCGCGAACTCGGTACCACATCATGTGGCTGGCAGGAGTGCGGCATGTAGCCCTCGACCAACACTGCCTGCGCAGCTTCGGCCAGCCCGACCGTCCCCGGTTCGACGTCAGCCGCCGGCACCAGACGATCGAACTCCCCGAGCGCAACCCGCCCTTGGCCTGGTATCTGTGCGCGCTGCCCAACCCGTGGAAGTGGAGCGACAATGCGCACCTTGCCTTCGAGGGCGCACCTGGAGAGCAGTGGGAGGGGCCCGCCCTGGTGCCGGGCCTGTATGTGCACCTGGAGAACGCTCGCCCCATCACCGGATGGGGCGAGCACAACATCCCCGAGAGCGAGCCGCGCCGGAAGTCGGTCCGCTACCGGACCTGCCGCAACTACCAGTTCGCCTGGTGGCTGCGCACTGAGCGAAACGCCCCCGACGCGCCACCCGAGTACATGCCGCCCAAGCGGCCCGGCGAGGGCGAGCAGATGTCACTGATGTGATGCTGGTGGGGTCGGGCGAACACCGTCTGGCCCCACTGCCGTCTCCTGGTCTCGCCTGGCCTCATCCGCCGCCCCGGTCGTCTCCTCGCCGCGCACGGTACGAACCAGCGCCCGCCATGAATCGACGAGAGGCGGTAGCTGGTCGAGGAGCCCTTTGGCTACGAAGATGACGACGGAGAGCACTCCGGCCCAGGCCAAGATCCACAGGGTGAGGGTTGAGTCCACCGTTCGACTTCCCTTTCAACGGGCCGAACTGTGCGCGGGCACACTCAGTTCGGCCATGGTCAATGGCTGAACTGAGTTTCGTGCCGGCGATTGAAACTCAGGTCTTGCAGTTCCGCCAGGGTTTCGAGTGCGTGTGGAGAAGTGAAGCCTGCCAAGGCAATACGGCTGTCGATGGACCGAGCAGGTCACCGGATCCGCTCGTTGGATCGCCAGCTTGGGCACGACGACGGTCAGTACGTAACTGCCCGTCGGGCCCCACTTCCAAGACCACGGTAGCTGACGGGTGCGCGTCGGGGGTGGGAATCGTCGACTCCACTGCCACGCAACTAGAACGTTGCGGAGTGGGGTCATGGACTCAAGTGCAACCCCAGTGTCGCTTGTTAGAACGTGCCTACGTGGAGAGGTGGACGAGGCACTTATAGCGGCAGAGGGCGGCAGCAAGTCCGAGAAGTGCCAGGTAGTTGCGAGGATGGCGCTCGTGGCGGGGGTTGAGTCTGCGGTAGCCGGACAGCTGCCAGCGATACGCCCTCCGATCCGCCTGCCACTCAGCCATTTCCGTAGGTCGGCCCGGTCGTACGCCTTGTCAGCATGAAGGCGCTGGGGCTTGAAGTAGGGGCCGCAGCGGGTGTCGTGTCTTGTTTGGTGACTCGTGTTGGCGCTTCCGGGACCACGGGCGCTGGAAGGGCTCCCACGGTTCATCCGGCACCGGCCGCTCAACGATTCCCATGCCAGCAGGCTATCGAACATGCCAAATCTAGGGGTTCATTATGCTTCGGATTGTTCAGGAGGGGACTGTGTAGTCCTTTCGGTTTTGAGTGATTCGAGAGTATTCAAATAGTCCCTCAGGGCGCGCAGCATTGCTCTTTCGGCGCTTTCGGGTAGAAATGGAAAGATCAGCAGAGCGGGGATCATCAGTACAAGGAAGATGGAGGCCCCTAGCCTCTTCAGTAGGCGAGGCATTCCAGTCGTGTGCGCGGTAAGGGCACCGACTGGCATGAATCCCTGTTGATGAATTCGGGGCGCAAACATCTGACGGACGCGATCCAGAAGGATTGAATTGCTCGTCCGAAAGGCTGGCGTATTACGGGCTATCGCTGAAGCTAGCTGCTTCGGGAAGCTCTCAGAGGACGTCATGGGCTTGATTCGCTCCTCTCGGTTGAGATCGGTGAATCATCTTTCTGTGGAAGATCCAAACTCGCCCGACTCGCCAACTGCTCAAGAATCTTCGGGGCTCCTGCTCCGACGATGACACCAGCGAGGGGACCGGCCACCTGTCCGGCCGCACCGAGAGCTAACGCGACACCGGCACCTAGCACCAGCCTCAAGATCACTGACACGGCGTACGCGTCGGCTTCCGGTTCCCCCTCCATCCGCCAAGGGAGTCCTTTCAACCGTTTGATCGCCAGCCAAAGCTGCCATATCTCCAGCAGGGCTGACCCGAGAAGGCCCCACGACATCGCGACCCATGCGCCCACTGGCAGTTCGCCTCCCCTGTGTTCGTTCAGGGTGTCACGCCTGGAGCCGGTACGACCTTGATTGTGGCGAGTTGAATGTGATGGACGGAGGCCATGAAACGATCATCGAGGTGGGCTCATCGGCCGTTGGTCGCGCAAGTGCACGCGCGACGGTGGAGGACTCGGAGAACCGCCGTCCGGCTCAAAGGGCCTCATGGGTGGCTGTCAGCAGCGGCTGACTCCGCAGCCCTGAGTGCACAACTCTGTTGCTTGGCTGGACAGTTGGAACCAGCGGGACGGCGGAACGGCGTTGCCGAGCCGCGCTTGCGTGGCTCAGTCCAGCTGATAAGTTTGCTCAAGCTCCTGCCTATGGGCAGGAAAAAGCAGATCAGATACCTGCAACGCTTGCCCCGATGCATCCTGGGCAATGACCAGAACGTTGAGGGCGGGCGTGGTGACAGACAGGCCGAGAAGCTCGGCCTCACTGGTATCGGGCAACCGAGTCGAGATCCGCTCAATCACATGGTCGAGGCGCACCTTCAGACGGGCCTCAAGGTACTCACGAAGCCCCCTATGCATTGGCTCGGCGTTCACCAAGTCCGTTCCGTCGGCGAGTCTGGTCGGGAAGTACGACGAGACCAGCTCAGCGGCTTCCCCGCCCTCCTCAACCAGGAAACGCCGCAGCAACACGTCAGTCTGCTCCGGCAGTTCCAGTGCCAAGGCAACGCGTGCTGGAGCCCGTACCCGGTCAACGGCAACCAGTCGCCCCGCGGCCTGTGACTCGTTGCGCGCCAGGGTTTCCTGCCCCCGACGGCCACGTCCCTCGATGGCGGTCGGCCGCCCTCGCACGATGGTTCCGTATCCCTGACGGGACTCCAGCCAGCCATCGCGTTTGAGTAGTTCAAGTGCTCGCACGACCGTTGGGCGGGACATGCCGAATTCCTGGACCAGCTGATTCTCGCTAGGCACCCTCGTGCCGGGCGGATACTTGCCAGCCTCGATGCGGCGTTGGACCGTCTGCGCGAGGCGTACGTATTTGGGCGCATCCACTTCGTACGCCATGAGCGCCACCTATCAGGATTGGGCAAGTCGACTGGTCAACCAGACTACCCATCGGGCAAGGCGAACCACCCCGCTGGACGCCATGGAACCAGGGCAGCCGTAACGAAGTGGGATCATGGACTCGGGCGCGGGGGCGCACCCGAGCTGTGAAGGACCCCCGCCGTGGGACGCCCCGACAAAGCCGCGCGTGCGGCCATCGCGCGCCGCCGCTCGGACGCCATCGATCTACGCCTCGCCGGTGTGGACTGGTTGACGATCGCCCGCAAGCTTGCCGCCGACCCGACCGTCAACTCTGACGGGATCGCCTACCCACAGGGCTACGGAGTCGAGCGGTACCGCAAGAACCAGGACCCGCCCACCAACGAGGCCCTGATTCACGCTGCTTGCCGGGACGTTCGCACCGCGCTCGCCGACCGCCGCGCCGAACTCAACGACGACGTGGACGAGTTGCGCGCGCTGGAAGCCGACCGACTCGACCGGCTCTTCTTCGTCGCCTACAAGAAGGCCGTCCGGGACCAGGACCTCAGCGCCATCGACCGCACCCTGCGGATCATGGAGCGCCGCGCACGGCTGCTTGGCCTCGACATGCCCGTTCGTGCGGAACTGTCCGGCCCGGACGGCGGACCGGTCCAGGTCGAGAACGTGACCGTCGACGAACTCGACGCCCTGATCGCGCTCACCGATCCGGACGGCGAATGACCCCGCGCGACCACGAAAGCGTCATAGCCCACTACAAGACCCTTCCGCCGGCGCAGCGCCGCACTATCGCACGGGCCGCATCTCCCACGCTGCGCACTGAGTTGGTGCGCGTCGAACGCCAACTCGTCATGGACCACTCGCCAGGCGCGCTCGCCGCCGTCCTTACCGGCGGGCGCGAGATGCAGGCCCCGCACCTGGATCTCATCGACCAGGCATTCATCGACATGGCCGCAGGCCGCTGCGACCGGGTGATGTTGACCATGCCCCCGCGGCACGGCAAGAGCCGACGCGCCTCCCGCTGGGCGCCCCTCTGGTACCTGCGGCGCAACCCCGGCCACCGCATGATGATCGCCAGCTACTCCGCCGACCTGGCCGACGACCACGGCCGGTGGATCAGGGACGCCATTAACACCTGGAGCGACGACCTCGGCATCCAGCTCAAGGCAGGCAGCCAGGCCGCCAACCGCTTCGACATCGTCGGCGGTGAAGGCGGCCTCCTCGCGGCCGGTATCGGCGGCGGCCTCACCGGACGCGGCGCACACATCGCCATCGTCGACGACCCGGTCAAGGACATGGCCGACGCCGACAGCCCCACCATGCGCAAGCGCGCCTGGGACTGGTGGACTTCGGTACTGCAGACCCGACTCGAACCCGTCGGCGCCATCTGCCTCATCCAGACCCGGTGGCACGAAGACGACCTCGCCGGACGCATCCTCGCCACCGAGCGCGACGCCTGGCGGGTCATTGACCTGCCCGCCATCGCCGACAGTCCCGACGACCCGCTCGGCCGCGCTCCTGGCGATGCGCTGTGGCCCGAACGCTTCGACGTCACCCACCACGCCAAGACCCGCAAGCGAGTCGGCGAACGCGTCTGGGCCGCCCTCTACTTGCAGAAGCCCCGACCGCCGGAGGGAGGCGTCTGGAAGCGGGAGTGGATCGAAACCGCCCGCATCAACGCCGTCCAGTTCTCCGGCCTCGACATGGCGCGCATCATCGTCGCCGTCGACCCCGCCGGCGGAGAGTCCACAGTCGGCGACGAGACGGGCGTCATCGGCGTCGGCCGCGACTTCGACCGACAGCTGTACGTCCTGGCCGACCGATCCGGATCGATGGGCGCCAACGACTGGGGCCTGGCCGCATGCCGTCTCGCCCTCGAACTCAAGGCCGACGCGATCGTGGTCGAGAAGAACTACGGCGGCGACATGGCGCGGCAGATCGTCACCCAGGCATGGGAGCAGCTGCGCCGCGAAGGTGTCACCAAGGGGCTCCTGATGCCCATGATCCTGGAGGTAACCGCCAAGGTCGGCAAACGCCTGCGGGCCGCCCCCGTGGCCCAGCTGTACGAACAGCAGCTCGTACACCACGTCGGCGAATACCCCGAGCTGGAAGGGCAAATGGTCACCTGGGTTGAGGGAATGGACAGCCCGGACCGCATGGACGCCGCTGTCCACGGACTGACGGAACTGGCCGACCCAGACCAGCTCGACACCTTGCCCACCGACACCGATGACGATCGCTTCGACGGCCGCCGCTGAACTGGCGTGGGCAGACGTACGAGCGGAAACGGCCCCAAGAGGAAACGGCCCATGACGGTATGGCCGCCGGTGATGAGGCTGGTTGAAATGGGCTCTGTCCGTAGTTTCCTGGACGAACGGCCGGTGGGCTCGCGCCGGGTCATCATCCGGCTGCGGATGCCGAGGACGAAGAGGAGGTCACTCCGTGAGGATCTTCGTCGCCGAGCATGCTCCCCACCTTCCTCACCGATAGGGTCGGCGGCGTCGGAGCGAGGAGGAAAACCATGGCGCTGACTACGTCGCTGGCTGGACGGGTCCGGAACACGAGCCTGCCGAAGAGCCATGCGCTCTTGCCGCTCCTTGAGGCCGTCGTGAACGCCATTCAGGCGATCGATGCCCGATTCGGCAACGAGGTCGAGCGTGGCCGTTTGACCGTCAGAATCAAGCGCAGCCCGCACGAGCAACTCGAACTCGTCCCCGCCAGTCCTGGTCGCATGGCACTCAAGCCCATCGTTGGCTTCAGCGTTGAAGACAACGGGGTGGGCTTCACCCCGGAGAACATGAAGTCGTTCGAGACGCTGGACAGCGACCACAAGGTCGACATGGGTTGCCGTGGCGTGGGACGACTGCTCTGGCTCAAGGCATTCGACAGAGTCACCATCCGCAGCGCCTATGACGACGGCGCCGGACACATCCGTGGACGACAGTTCCGCTTCTCCGTCCAGAGGGAAGTCGAGCCGGGCGTGGAGGAGGACGGCCTCGACATCGTCGGCACGACCGTGAGTCTGGACGGGTTCAAAAAACCCTTCCAGCAGACCGCGCCGAAGGGCGTCGACGCTATCGCTCGAGAGATGTTCGAGCATTGCATTTGGTACTTCCTCCGCCCAGGAAGTGCTCCTGCGATTACGGTGACCGATGGTGAAACAACCGTCTCCCTCGACGACCTCATGAACGACTTTGTGTACTCCGCGATGCCGACGTCCAGAATCGAGGTCAAGGGCGAGCAGTTCGACATGGTCAACCTGTGCCTCAAGTCCTCGACGCGAAATCACACGCCACGGCTGTACTGGTGCGCCGCGAACCGCGTGGCGGTGGTGGAGAACCTCACGAGCAAGGTGCCAGGACTCTACGGGAGACTCAAAGACGAGACGTCGGCCCAGTTCACCTATGTTTGTTACCTGTCTTCCAGATTCCTGGACGAGCACGTCCGCGCCGACCGCACGGCCTTCGACATCCCCGAGAGCGTGCCCGGCGCGACGCTGACCGAAGACGTGTCGCTGAACGACATCCGCGACCGAGTACTGAAGGAAGTCGAGACGATCCTTGCCGTCCCGCTCAGCGCGGCACGCGAGGAGGGCAAGGATCGGGTCAACGAGTTCGTCAGTAAACGTGCGCCAAGATACCGGCCCGTTCTGTCCCGGCTCGAGTCACTCGGCGTGACCGTGGATCCGTCCATCAAGGACCAGGAGCTTGAGCTGTTGTTGCACGGCAACCTGCAGAAGCTCGAAGCAGCCGTGCTCGCCGAGGGCCACGCCGTCTTCAACGAGGTCGGCTCCGTGCGGCCGGAGAACTACGCGGAACGGCTTGAGCAGTACGCCGACATGGTGAAGGACATAAATCAGTCCGATCTGGCTGCGTACGTCTCACGCCGGCGAGTGATGCTCGACGTCCTCGCCAAACTGATCAGGTCCGACGACCAGGGCAGGTACAGCAGGGAGGACGCCATCCACTCACTGCTCATGCCTATGCGGACCGACTCCAACGAGCTCGGCCCCGACGCCTCAAATCTCTGGATCATCGACGAGCGGCTTGCGTTCCACGACTACCTCGCCTCCGACAAGACGCTGAAGAGCATGCCCACTACCGGATCCGAATCGACGACGGAGCCCGACCTGTTCGCGACTCGCCTCGTCGACACTCCGGTGCTGGCCGCGGAGGGCGAGAAGCTCCCGCTGCCGTCCATCGTCGTGATCGAGATCAAACGGCCGATGCGTAACGACGCGTCGGAGGGCAAAGACCCGATCCAGCAATGCCTTGAGTATGTGAATCGTGTGCGCGCCGGCGGCGTGAAGACGTCATCGGGGCGGCCGATCCCCTCGACGCCGGAGCCACCCGCTTTCTGCTACGTCATCGCCGATCTCACGGCGACGATGGAGAACAGATGCAAGTACGCGGGCTTGCGTCCCACCCACGACGGGATGGGCTACTTCGGCTTCAACGAGTCGTACAAGGCCTACATCGAAGTGATGAGCTTCGACCGTCTTGTCAACGCAGCCACCGAGCGGAACCGGGCGTTCTTCGACAAATTGGGACTCCCGTCCAGTTGATTTGTGATGGGGCGACTTGAGTTTCACCGGTGGCCTCGCTGGAGGCTTGCCGATCTACAGGACGTTCCTCTCCACACGCACAGGCTCGCCAGCGACCATGCGTTCAGTGATGTCCTCGGCCTCCGGGAACGTAGAGGACGTCAGTCGCATTCCGGTGCGAGTCATCACTGTGACAACACGCTCTGCCAGTCCCTTCTGTTCTGCGTCCGGAACGCTGTTTAGGTTGAGGGAGAGCCAGATCCGCATGTCGTGGCCCTGCGAGACGAAGACCGGGCCCTGCAGAGGAGTGCAGGAAATCGTCGCGCGGTCAGCGCCTGGACGACTTGGTCCCGTAGTTCGGCTGTGCTTCGCCGGTCGACCGCGCGTGTCGCGGCGTAGATCGCATCGAACAAAGCGTTGGCTGCTCGGAGGACTGCCTTCACGCCGTAGGCTGATCTTGCGGCGCGGGGCCGACTGCCTGGAGGGGCACTGTGGGCCTGCGCGAGCTGATCACCGACGTCTGGAGCTGGTTGGATTACAAGCCAGCTATGGCCGACCCGCGCCGACCGGGCCGTAACACCTGGGCGGAACTTACCCGATCCTGGGTGCCAGACGAGGACCTGCGACGCCTGGCCGCCTACCGGCTCCTGGCCGCGTACGACTCCAACCAGGCCGGCCAGTTCGCTGCCGTGACTGGCGACGACGAAGCAGGCATCGAGCGGAGGGAACTCGGCGACGCCTCCAAGCTGGTCGACACCGCGCTCGGCTACCTCCTCGGCTCCCAGCAGGTCATCAGCGTCGCGGGCGCGGAGCACACCAACGACGAGCCGACCGCCGAAGCGGCTGCCGCGTTGGCTGTGCAGGACAAGCTGAGGTCCTGGGCGGAGAAGGAACTGCTACCGCTGCGCCTTCAGCAGGCCGAGCGAACCGCGATCCTGCTGGGCGACGCCGTCTACACCCTGGCCTGGGATCCCGCGAAGGGCCGTGCGCTGCTGCGCACCTGGGATCCGGGCCTGTACTTCCCGGAGTGGCCAGAGGATGGCGAGCAGGACGGAGCCGAGTTCCCGCCACGTGTACACCTGGCGTGGGAGCTGCCCGAAGACAAACGGCGCGGGCTCAAGACGAGGCTGCGGCGCGTCACCTACGAACTCGGCCCGATCGGTCCAGCCAGTCGGCGCGGCGCGTCGGAGGACGGCAGCCCGGCACGCGAGTACCTCTACACCGATAGTGGCGACCCGATCCTGGTGAAGGGCCACGTACGCAACGCCGACACGGGCGTCATCACCCGCATCTACCCGTGGGCGCCCAACCGGCCCTCACCGTGGACGTGCTTCCTCACCGACGCGGAATGGGACCTGGACGACCTCACGCACGCCGACCTGCTGTACGACCTGCCTATGCACAAGGCCCGCTACCGAGTCCGCTCGGACGGTGAAGTCCTCGACAAGCTCGACCTGATGGTGGACTTCATACCGGTCGTCCACATCACGAACAGCATCCCGGCCAGTGGAGAGCACTGGGGGAAACCGACCGTGGCCACCGTCCTCCAGGCCCTGGACGAGCTGTCCGCGACGGACACCGACGGCTCCGGTGCGTCGGCCACCACCGGCTCGCCGATCATTGGCCTGGCCGGAGCCCGGTTGCCCATCGACCGCGCCACCGGACAGCCGCTGCCGGTAAAGGTCCGGGCGGGGACGGTGTGGCAGCTCAACGACAACGGGCGCATGGACGTCCTCGACACGTCGGCTCAACTCGCCGAACTCCGTGCTCGCGTCGACCACATCCTCGACCGTATCGCAGCGAACAGCCGTCTCACCGCCGCCGGCCTCGGCACCCTCGACCCGACCGCCCTGCCGTCCGGGTACGCGCTACAGCTCGCACTGGGCCCGCTTGACTCGCTAGTCGCCGCCATGCGCCTGGCCCGCACCCACAAGTACGTCGTTCTGCTGCGTATGGCGCAGCGCCTTCACCTGGCCGGGCAGGCCGAGGGCTGGCCTGCGGGGGAGTCGTTGCCCGCGCGCCTAGTGTGGGGCCCACACACACCGACCGACCGTGCCGCTGTTCTCGACGAGGTGGTCAAGGGCGTCGGTGCTGGGGTCTTGTCCGTCGAGACCGGCGTGCGGATGCTGATCGACGCCGGATATCCCATCGACGACGCCCAAGAGGAGATCGAGCGAATCCAGGCCCGTGCCTTCGAAGCCGCAGCCCGCCTCGCGGACGCCACCGGGGACAACGTGGCCGTACGAAAATACCTCGGCCTGCCTGACGCGGACCCGGAGGTCCCATCTATGTTGCTCACCTGACAACCCGACGGCCCGACGGATCTCCCAGCTGCCTTCCCTCCCTGCCCTATTTTTCTCCGCCTACCGATTAGGCGGGGTTCGATCTGTATCACCTCCTTAGCTCTTTGGTCCGAGGTGGCCGGCGCAGGTATTTCCCGCCTTATTGCTATTCACGCCGTCCGGACACGTGGTGTTCTTCCAAGTTACATCCGTAAGGGAGGCGTCGGTGAGATCTGCCCCGGTGAGTAGCGCGTTAGTGAGGTCGGTGTGGTCCAAATTGGCGCCATTGAGTTCCGCATCGCGTAGATCGACGCCGACGAGCTTGGCGTTTTCTAGGTCCGCCGACGGCGTCTTGGGCGCTGGAGGGTTCGATGCCCAAGCGAACGATACGATCCCCAAGGCAGCCATTCCGGTGGCAAGGACGAGCCACCTCAAGGAATCGTGGAACCTGGCCTCCAGGGCTTTATGTTGGGCTACCTGTTGGATTGACCTTCGGTAGCTTCTCAACTTGGTCAATGTCCTTATGGAAACTTCTTTCGCTTTCTCGTCACCACGTTCCTGTGCATCTTGAAGCTCTTGCTTTGCTTCCTTCTCTGCCTTCTTCAATCCTTTTGGTGACTTCCACTCGCCAAGTTGTCGCGGCTCCCTCTTCAGAAACTCCACCGCGGCCTTTAGTTCTTTCGTTGGTTTTTTCCACTGTTCCTGTAGTCGATCGATAGTTACAGTTACAGGCATCAGTAGGAGGGTGGCGAGCCAGATTGCCCAGATAACGGCGATGAGTCCTACTGTGGCGCCTCCAATAGCTACCCACAGCCGCCAGCCCCAATCGAGCTTTCCGATGTTTGAAAGCTGGCTTCCCGCGAGTAGCGCCGCACCGACCGCTGCCGAGCTACCGATCAGCCACTTTGCCGCAATACGAATGCTGTCATTCGCCTTTGTTAGGGCGGAAACGTCGAGGTTTGGCGCCGCGGGAGAACCTTCGGGGGCTGCTGACATGGGAGTGGTTTCGGTTGCTTCTGGCCTCGCGGGAGAGGTTCTGGGTGCTGCTGGTGCCGAAGGTGGCGTCTCAGAGGGCTGTTGTGACATGACCTTAGTCCCCTATCATGGAGGGCTCGGGCGGTTCCGGGTCATCTGTGGCGGATGGTTCAATCGGTTCAGGATCATCCCAATCGGGAATGAGATGCCCAAGTATTGCAAATACTTTAGGCTCGGAGTAAATGGGTTTCTGGATCGTCTTTTGAAACCTTCTCCTGTATCTAGCCTTGCTGGCGTTCGGGTGCTTCTTTTGGCGCACCATTTTATGGCCTAGGCCATAATAATCGAGAGCTACCATTTCCTCCGATGTGGAGAGTGTGGTTTTACTGGATGTGGGGCCATTCGAGATCTTGTTTGCACTATATGGGAGGGTTAGAGCCCCCTGCTCGATCTTGGCCCCTGCGAGAGGTACCACTTTCTTCTGCCTCTTCACGAGGACTTGCACAAATATAGGCTTGGCGCGGGTCCTGGCAACGTGGATCGCGATCACTCGGCCGATTCGTTCACCGTCTCTTGTCCTGACAGGGGTGTTCTTGACCGATGTCAGATCGGAGAGTTTCATAAGGCTGCTCCAAGGCTCATACTGCGCAGTCTCTCTGGTGATGCGCCCGCTCGCAGTCAGTCTCCCGGGCCGTTGAGGGTCCAGCTCGCGGATGCCGCCATCTGGGTGAATGGATGGGTTCTTCTGGTTTCGGATGCGCCCGCTGGACGGTGCCTTGATCGGAGTCCTCCAGCTACACTGATCACCGGCGCGGGGGCGCTGGAGACCTGTGGATGGTTCACGTATGACGCGCGCCTCGTTCCCCAATCCGCTCGAACCGGTCGGGCATCGCAGTGACGGGCGGCCGATCTATCCGATTCTCGGGGCCTCGTCCGACGACGACTCCAACCAGTCAGGTGACGAGGACGGCGCCCCGAACAGCGGCGTCACGCAGGAAGACCTCTCGCGGCTGCTGGCCCGCGAGAAGACCCAGGGCGGCCGGGCGGCCGTGAAGAAACTGCTCGGCGACCTCGGGTTCGACAGCTCGGAGGCACTGACCGACTTCATTACCACGAAGCGCGACGCCGACCAGGCCGCGCTTACTGAGATCGAGCGCCGTGAGCAGGCCGCCGAGGAGCTGCTGAGGTCAGCGGAGACACGCGAGGCGCAGGCCCGGGACCGGGAGCGCGCCGCCATCCTGCGTGCTGCCCTGGGAGGACTCGGCGCGACGGGGGACGACCTTGATGACGCGGTCCTCCTGATCGACCGCGCCCTGCACGACCAGCCTGACGCTGGCGAGGCGGCTGTGGCTGCTGCCGCTGACCAACTCAAGGAACGACGCCCCGAGTTGTTCGGCGCTACCCGGGAAACCGTGCCGCCAGCTCCGGGCGGGTCTCCCGCCAGCGGCCCGCCGAAGCGCGGAGGCATTCCGCCCCGGCGCGGGGCGGCGGGTCTCGAAATGGCCCGGCGGCGAGGGCTCATCAGCGACTGACCACGTCGACGAGACATGGCCGTGGGACCACGCCCCTCCAATCGTGGACGCTCTTCCGGAAGCCGGTCGGGCTGATCAGGGACCACGCCCTGGCGCGCTTCGGCCGCCGTCATCTCGTGGACACCGCCCCGCGCCGCTCGCGCCGGGTGCGGGGGCAACCCGATCCGCACCCATGAGGGAGACATCGTGAGCGACTACCAGGTCCTCACCACTGCCACGACGGTCACCGACGACCGGACTTGGCTCGCTTCACTGGACGGCGTCCACGAAGCCCAGACGATCACCGTCGACACCAGCAAGCTGACGGCAGGCACCCACTACACGCCGGGCACGCAGAACCAGCCCCGCCACATCATCAAGTCCGGCATCCCGCTCGGCAAGATCACTGCATCCGGCCTGTACGCGCCCTACAACGCCGCGGCCAGTGACGGCACTCAGGTCCTCGCCGGATTCCTCGTTGCCGAGACCGCGTTCACTCCCGGCTCGACGAAGACCGCGGGTGCACTGCTGTGGCGTGGCGAGGTGCAGGCGTCGAAGCTGCCCGTCGCCTTCGCGCCGCCGGCCGCCGCGAACACGACCGCGTTCATCCACTACCGGTAAGGAGGCAGCCCCATGGCACTTGAGAAGCTTCTTGAGGCGATCGTCCCCGAGGACATCCAGGCGTTCATCCGAGCGATCACCACGCCGGAGGACTACCTCCTCACCCGCGAGGTGTTCGCCGAACGGAACATCGACAACGTCAAGTTCCGTACGAAGAGCAGCAAGCGGCGCGTGAACGCGGCGAAGTTCCGCGCGTGGGAAGCCGCCCCGTCGCTAGCCAGGCGGCGCGCGGAGCAGGTCATCAACGAAGGCATGCTGCCCTGGGTCGGCCAGGAATTGCCCTTCTCCGAGCTCCAGATCATCCTGGCGGCCGTCGACCGCGGCCAGGACACCAGCGAGTTCCTCGACCTGCTCTACGACGACCTGGAACAGCACGTGGAGGCCACGAAGGCCGCCATGGAGATCGCCGCCGGACAGATGCTGTCCACCGGTGTGGTGTCCCTGCCCGGAGTCGCCCTCGATGTCGACTGGAAGGTGCCGGCCGCCAACCGGCCGACGGTCGCGGTGCCGTGGTCCCAGTCGGATGCAGCCACCCCGATCACCGACGAACTGGCGTGGATCCAGTACCTGAAGAGCATCGGCGCACCGCGCCCCGAGCAGGTCATCTCCTCGGAGAAGGCGCTGTCGCTGCTCGGGGCCACGGCGGAATACCGGGCCGCGTTCCACAACTCGCCGTCCACCGAGCAGATTCCGACGGGGATGCTCGCTCCGGAGGAGGTCAACCGGGTCCGCGCCAAGTACAACCTGCCGCCCGTGACCGCCTACGACGTGCAGGCGTACGACAGCAGCGACACCCTGGTGCGCACGACCCCGGAGTCGCTGTGGGCGATGATCCCTCCGCGTCGCGAACAGTGGGGCGAGACCCAGTACGGTCTGACCGCCGAGGCGATCGAGCTGCGAGGTAAGGGAGTCATCACGGCCGAGGAGGCCCCCGGCATCGTGATCACCACCCACGTGCAGACGCGTACCCCCGTCCAGTTGTCCACGATCTCCGCCGCTGCTGCGATGCCCGTGCTGTACGTGCCGGACATCCACATCGCCGCGACGGTCTTCTAACGGGAGCTGGTCATGGCGAAGTTGGCGCGCACGGTATTCCTGCGAGACCCCGAGCAGGGCCCGATCCGGCTGGAAGCGGGGGAGGAGGTACCCGAGCGGCTCGCCCCGCTCATCCCGAACCCGGCCGCGTGGTCGGGGGAGGCGCCCTCACCGGATGAGGCCAACCCGAGCCCGGTCGGCGCGGATGGCGATATGGAAGAGCTGCCGAGCGTGGCGGATCCTGCCTCGGAGCCGGAGCCGGAGCCGGAGCCGGAGCCGGAGCCGGAGCCGGAGCCGGAGCCGGAGCCGGAGCCGGAGCCGGAGCCGGAGCCGGAGCCGGAGCCCACCAAGGCTCCGAGGCGACGCACCGCCAAGGCGGCCGGTGCGGGTGCGTAGGTAGCGGCCCATCACCAGTGAGGCTCGGCACCGTCACGGTGTCGAGCCTCACCTCGTACGACAGGAGCATTTGATGGACATCGCTGTACGGTCCTGGCTGCTGGCTCAGCTCGGCCCCACCACGGACACCGCCGACTTGGACGCACGCTACGCGCGCCTATCCTCCGCTCGCGCTGTCGCAAACGAGATCCTGGCCGAGCGGCGCGCGAAGCTCCTTTCCGACCCGCTCCGTATGACCGTGGACGGTGTGGTCACCATCGACCAGAGCAACAACCTCGCGGGGCTCGAACGCCAGATCACCGCGCTCGTGGACCTGGTCGCACCGGATGAGCTGGCTGAGGGTGAGGAAAGCACCGACCTCGTGACCGCGCCGCTGCTGCGTGCTCGCCGGGGACGGTAGATCGGCATGCCGTATGAGTGGCCACCACTGGTGCCCGGAGACCCGGACGAGATCGCGCGCCGCGTCGCGGCCGTACTCGAAGATGCCTGGCAGCGACTCGCCGCTCAACAGCGCGCCGTCCTCACGCAGTTCGCCGACAACGCGAGGGCGCCGCACACCGTGGCGACACTGGAGGAGTTCAAACAGGCGATAAGCGCCTTCCGCCAACGCGTCGACCAGGAGGCCCGGCAGTTCGTCCAACGGCAACTACCGCACCTGTACGCCGCTGGCGCTCAAGCCGCTGCCGAAGCCCTCAACGTGACCTTCACCTGGACCACCTTCCACCGCGACGCCCTACAGTCCCTCGCAGCCGACTCCTATGCCGACTTCCTGCGCCGCTCCCAGGAGGCCGAGCGAATGGCCAGCCAGTTCTATCGGGCGATGCGAGAGGCGGCCCGCCGAGAGGTCCCGCTGCTTGCGGCGGGCAACGTGACGGCGAAGCAGGCCGCGAAGAATCTGGCGGACAGACTCGCCGCTGAGCACAAGCTGACTCACGTCGTCTACCGGAACGGCGCTCGCGTCCCGGTCCGCGCCTGGGCCGAGGCCGCCACCCTCGCCAAGTCGGCCGTCGCCTACAACGCCGGCACCCTCAACCGCACCCGCCAGGCAGGCGTCACCATGGTCGAGGTCTTCGACGGCCTCGACTGCGGCTGGACCACCCATCAGGACACCGACAAGGCCAACCGCACAGTGCGAACCGTCGAGGACGCCGCGGAATGGCCGATCTCCCATCCGCGCTGCCGGCGTGGGTTCGGTCCACGGCCAGATCTGACGGCGGCCTGACGTATCCAGAGGTCAGGGTCGCCGGTGAGGCACCTGATCCAACTTTCCGTCCAAGGCGGCGCCGATCAGTCGATGCGCCAGGCGCTGCACCGCAGCAGGCTGACCTTCGAGATTGCTCTCGACCTCGTTCGACGGCATATCGAGGACACGCCGGATCTCGGCCGTCAGCGCGGGAAAAGGTTCCAAGGCGGTCGCCATGGTGTCCAAGTTCTCCTGCCATCCGGCACGGATCATCGCGACGACCATCGGCACGAGCAGCATCACGAACTCCGGATGGTCGTCGAGGTGCCCGACCCTTTCCATGCCGGCGTAGTTGTCGTTGCCGAACACGGCGCCGATCATCCTGGCAACGAGCGGCAGGAACCGGAACAGCATCGCTACGAGCTGCCGAGCCGACTCCAGCTCCGCATCCGTTGCGTCCACGAGGGTCTCCGCCATCCTCGGCAGTGAGATGACCTGCGCCGCATCGAACAGATCCTGCGCCGGACCGACCAGCCATGGCCCGCCACCGTCCACGCGCTGCCGACGTCCCGGCGAGACACCGAGAACCCTTTCGACGGTCGCGGCTTCCTCCTCGGTAGTGTCGAGCGTCTCCCCGAACGCGAACAGCCGCAGCATCAACTCGACCGCGTTGGTGCGCTCTGAAGCCGTCACCCGTACCGGCCGCGGCAGGGCGTTCGGTCCCCGCCGTGCAGCCAGAGTCGAAGCGATGGAGTTCAGCGCGGCCTCGCGTTCCGATGCCGGATCCAGGCCCCGGCGCGAGGCCTCCGCCTCGAGTTCGCGTTCCAGCGTCTGGGCCATCGTGGTCAGGCTGGTACTCACTGATTCACGCACGGCGCTGGTCCCGATAGGAAAGCCGTCCAGCCACAGCAGCACCCGCAGCACGTTGCGGTCCTTCGTGTGCTCGCGCCAGCGCATGAGACTCACCAACTGCCGCTCCGTGCCGGGCGGGTACAGCCACACGGGCTTGCGACCTCGATTCGGCCCGCGCTTAGGGGTTGGGAGCAGGCCTTGTGCACGGGAACGGAACTCCTCCAGCATCCGCTCGCTTACGAGGTGTCCGGCTGTGGCTGCGGCCTGGAGCAGATCGTCGCTCTCGATACCTGCGGGGTCGACATTCATAGGGAGAGCGTAGCCCTGCAAGTACTCCCAGCAGAGTGCCTGCTAACTCCTTCGCGCCGAGTACTCCCACGGGATGCCCCGATAACTTGCAAACCGGCCCTACCCCCTTGCTACCTGCATGTTCGTCCTGCTCTGCTGAGAACGCAGGCCCCCTCTCGGGGCGAAGCCAACACACATGCAGAAAGGCAATATCGTGCCCAAGAAGATCACTGCGGCGATCGTAGGATCCTGCGCTCACGCGATCGCTAAGAGATGGGCGCTCCAGAACGGACTACAGGAATGGGAGGCTGCCGCGCTTGCGTGGGTGGCAGGCGCGGTCGTTTCAGCCGCAGTCATGCGCGCGTGAGGGCTGTCCGACCCGAGAATCCTCGGTCACACGCGAGAGTGGGCCCCGTACCCGATGCCGGTACGGGGCCCACTGCGCGCCCCACAACGGGGGCGAGGAGGGCCGCGCCGACCTGCGGACGAGTGCCACAAAGGAAGTGCTGGCTAGTCGGTGATGTGCAGTGCGGTGTCTGGGCGGCAGATCGGGCAGGCAGGCACCCCATCGACGGTGAGGAGGCGGCGGGCGCCATCCTGGTCGACCTGCCGTCTTCGGCGGCCGGCCATGCCACAGTCGCCGACGTGCACGGACTGCGGGTGCCCTGTGGCGCGGTTGAGTTCGAGGATCCAGTCAGGTACTGGCGGGCGGTGCGTCCGGCGGTGCTCCTCTTCGGCCTGACGCTGTTCCAGTGCGGCGATCTTGCGGTCGATGCGGGCCAGCCACAT